CCAACACCACAGCGGTAGATAATACAGCAGTGGGCTATGGGGCTTTAACGGCCAACACCACCGGCGACCGGAATACCGCAGTCGGTAGAAATTCTCTTGCGAGTAATGTAGACGGCGATAGGTCTGTGGCCGTGGGTTATGATGCTCTTTCTACTCAAGACCCTGCATCTAATGTCGATATGTATAACGTAGGGGTGGGTTACGGAGCAGGAGCCGCAGTAACCACAGGCGTTCAAAACACCCTCATTGGTGGTCTAGCGGGTGATGCTCTTACTACGGGTGTAGGTAATGTTGTGATAGGCGCTTATGCAGACACAACTGCGGCAGACTCAAACTATGCAAATGTCGTGGGCTACAATGTTACTGGCGCAGGAGGCTATACTACTCTTGGACAAGCGGGTTCTGACATAAGAGCCGCACACGGTACAGCAACTTGGGCTACAGTATCCGACGAACGATACAAGAAAGACATTGAGGACTGTACAACAGGTTTGAGCTTTATCAACGCTCTACAGCCTCGTACTTGGAACTACAAGACTCTTGGTGAACTGCCAGAAACCTTTAACGCCTATGAAGCTGATTCAACTGAAGTATTTAAGAACACTCAAACTAACCACGGTTTTATAGCTCAAGAAGTTAAGAGTGCTATTGACGCGGAGAGTGGCTTAAAGGATGGGTTTAGACTTTGGGATGACAGAGAAGACGGCTCTCAGGAAGTAGCAGAAGCAGCACTAATACCAATACTTGTTAAAGCTATACAAGAACTCACCGCAAGACTTGAAACCCTAGAAGGATAAATAAAATGGAAGACAGAACAACCGACCAACTAGCACAAGACTACTCAGCAATGGGTGATAGCGTAAGCCTTATAACATCTATTATCGCCGGAGACTCTATGGCAGAAGATGATGCAGCAGACCGCCAAGGCTGTGTAGATCGCAACACGCAGCACCTAGAGCTTATGGTAGCTAAAGAGGACTGGGGCAGCGAAGACATGGCCGCAGTAAACGGAGCTATTTTAGCGGGCAAAGGATACAACGCATCACTAGAAGCAGGAGAATAATCATGGCAGTAACTTGGACAATCGCAACACTAGAACGCAACTCATCTGATGACGGTGTAGTTGTAGCACATTGGCGCGCTAGCGATAGCGAAACAGTAGGCGAAGTAGAACACTCAGGCAGCTCTTATGGCACTTGTGGCTTTACGCCTGACAGCACTGCTAGCGGCTACACAGCCTATGCAGACATCACAGAAGCTCAGGCTGTTGAGTGGGTCAAAGCATCTATGGGCGACGAGGCTGTTGAAGCTCTTGAGTCTAGCATTGCTGCTCAGATCGAAGAGTCTAAAGCACCAGCAACTACCGCTGGCGTACCTTGGTAATGGGTATGCTATTAGACCTTTATGTACTTGCAACAAGCCTAGTATCAATCGCTAGTGTCATTTGCAACTACACAGAAACTCCAAAGGACGATGAGATTGTTGCAAAAGCCTATAAGGTTTTGGAGCAGTTCGCTTTCCTAAACAACAAAGCTAAACAGTAACTTAACAGGAGATATAACATGGGCGAGAAAAAAACAACTCCCATATCGATAAACGATAAAGAATACACGTTTGAAGACATGACTGAGCAGCAGCAGGTGATGGTAAATCACTGTAATGACTTAGACAGAAAGATTAAGTCCACTCAGTTTAACCTTGACCAATTGTCAGTGGGCAAAGACGCATTTATTAATATGCTAGTCGCTGACCTTGAGAAAGTGGAAGAAACTGAAGAGTAACTATGTTACTAGCCTTTGCGTTGATCGTTACAGTAAACGGTGAGGTTGACGCAAAGGCAACAAGTTACTGGCGCAGTTTAGAAAGATGTAGGTGGTTCGCAGAAGAGCTTACCGCACAAGGCATAAGAAGACGTTACCACACGCCAGTAATGGCTTATTGCATCCCAAAATATGTAAACCCTAATAAGGTTCCAGTACACGATTAAAGGCTCCATAATGGCAACTGTAAAAGAAGCGTTACTTAAACTTGAAGCCCACGAAAGAGAATGTACTGTGCGCTATACCAACATAGAAAGACGCTTAGATTCAGGTAGCGAAAGGTTTAAAAGGTCTGAACTTATGCTATGGGGTATGTACCCACTAATAATTGGGTTGTTTATTGTAGAGAGGTTATAGATGGCGATTTTATCAAGTCTTATCGGCCCAGTTACAGGTCTTCTTGACAAATTCATAGAAGATAAAGATCAGCGCAATGCTTTGGCGCATGAAATTGCAACAATGTCACAGAAATACGCGCAAGAAAGTGTCATGGGGCAGTTAGGTGTCAACAAGGTTGAAGCGGCTCACAAGTCCTTATTCGTAGCCGGATGGCGTCCATTCGTGGGGTGGGTAGCTGGAGTTGGCCTAGCCTATAACGTAATTATTGCTCAAATACTTGGTATCTGGTTTACCGTGCCAGAAGTTGACCCTTCATTATTAACCCCCGTGCTTATGGGCATGTTGGGTATGGGCGCAATGAGGTCTTACGAGAAGGCCAAAGGCGTGCAAAGAGAGAAATAATGCTAGCCGAAATAGCGGCAGCTAATGCTGCATTTCAAGTCATTAAAGGAGCCTTGTCCAACGGCAAAGAGCTTTATGATGTTTCGGCTAAAGCCACGGAATATTTTGACAATAAGTCAGCCATTGTTAAGAAAGCTCAGAAGGGTGGAGGCAAAGAAGAACTCCAGTGCTTTATGGAGCTTGAAAAGATCAAAGAGCAAGAAGAATGGCTCAAAGAGTACATGATCTACGCAGGAAGAGCAGATATGTACAAAGACTGGCTACAATTTCAGTCTAAGTGCAAAAGAAATAGAGAAAGAGCAGAGCGTATACGCAAAAATAAAATAGCAAGTAACATAGCACTTTTTTGGGCTGTATTGCTTTGGGGTACAGGAGGATTAGTTATACTGCCTTTGAGCTTATACATAGCGTTTAAAATATTTGGAGTCATATAGAAATGAAGTACTTTAAAATAGGAGAGTTTGATTGCCAAGAAACTGGCGAAAACGCTATGGACACTGGGTTCCTTAAAGTACTAGAGCATTTGCGTGAGGTCTGTGACTTCCCGTTTATAATTAATAGCGGGTACAGGTCACCTAACCATAGTATAGAAGCTGCAAAGGTTGCGGCAGGTAAAAAATTAGGAACTCATGCACAAGGCATAGCCGCTGATATTAAAGTATCTGGAGGCGCACAACGCCTAGCTATAGTAAAACATGCGTCAGCTATGGGAATGTCCGTGGGGGTTGCAAAAACCTTCGTACACGTTGACACTCGTAAGACTGAGCCAATGTGTTGGTGCTACTAGGAAATAATCATGCCACTTAAAAAACTAATACTAAAGCCCGGAATTAACCGCGAGAACACTCGATACACTAGTGAAGGTGGTTGGTACGACTGCGATAAGATACGATTTCGCCAAGGTACGCCGGAAAAGATTGGTGGGTGGCAGCGTATATCAGCTACTACATTCCTAGGTGTATGCCGCTCTTTATGGAACTGGGTTACCCTAGGTAGTCAGAACCTGATCGGCGTAGGCACTAATCTGAAGTTCTATATCGAGAACGGTGGTGCTTACAACGACATCACACCCTTACGTGCTACTGTAACCCTGACTAGCCCGTTTGAGACTACTAGTGGTTCGCCTATAGTAGAGGTTACTGACGCTAGCGGCGGGTACTCTGACGGTGATTTTGTTACCTTTAGTGGTGCAAGTGCTGTAGGTGGCCTCACTCTAAACGCCGAGTATCAGCTAACTGAAACTACTACTGCTAACGTGTATACGGTTGATGCGGGCACTAACGCAAGTTCAAGTGCTACAGGGGGTGGTACGGTAACGGCTGCATATCAGATAAATGTTGGCCCCGCGTTTGTTGTTCCCCTAGTAGGTTGGGGCGCAAGTAGCTGGGGTTCTGGTACGTGGGGCATTGGTACTACCTCTACCGACTCTATACGCCTGTGGAGCCAAGCTAACTTTGGTGAAGACCTTATCTTCGGGCCGCGTAATGGCTCTATATACCTCTGGGATGCCACAAACGGGCTAACCACTAGGGCAGTAGCTCTTACAGGCACGGAAGTACCAACGTCACAAAAACTCATTCTAGTGTCTGACATTAACAGGTTTGTGTTTTGCTTTGGCGCAAATGAGATTTTCTCCTCTACTGTCAACCCCATGCTAGTTCGTTGGTCAGACCAAGAAGATGCTACTAACTGGTCACCTGCGGCAACTAACCAAGCGGGCGACCTTATACTATCTAACGGCACACAGATCGTTGCTGCTAAACAAGCACGTCAAGAAGTACTAGTGTGGACTGACTCTGCCCTATACGCGTTACAGTACGTTGGTGCCCCCGCTGTGTGGACTGCACAGTTAGTCGGTGAGAACATCTCTATCGCTGCACAAAACGCTGTGGCCTACGCTAACGGCGTGGCTTACTGGATGGGTAAGGACAAGTTCTACATGTACGATGGCCGTACTCAACCCCTACAGTGCGACTTACGCAAGTTTATATTCAACGATTTTAATACAGAGCAGTACGAGCAGGTGTTCGCAGGGACTAACGAGTCGTACCACGAGATTTGGTGGTGGTATTGTTCTACAGACTCTAACGTGTCAGACCGTTACGTAGTTTATAACTACCTAGAGCAAGTATGGTACTACGGTACTATGAGTCGTACGGCATGGCTTGATTCGGGGTTAAGAAACTACCCACTAGCTGCTACGTACAGTAACAACTTGGTTAACCACGAGCAGGGTGTTGACGACAACGAAACAGCAGTCACTGCGGCTATACCTGCGTACGTATCCTCTGCACAATTTGATCTGGAAGACGGGCATCAGTTTGCCTTTATCTGGCGCATACTACCGGACATTACGTTTGATGGCTCTGAAGTAGGCTCTCCTATGGCTACCATGACGTTGTTGCCCTTGCAGAACTCCGGTTCGGGGTATAATGACCCAGCCTCTGTAGGAGGCTCTAATAGTGGAGGGATTACGCGTACTGCTACGTTACCCGTAGAGCAGTTTACAGGGCAGATATTCACACGCGTACGTGGACGGCAGCTTGCTATAAAGGTAGAATCTAGCGAGATTGGAGTTACTTGGCAGTTGGGTAGCCCGCGTATAGATATGCGAGCAGACGGGAGACGGTAATGGCTGTAGACAATACTAGGTACAATGTACCTTTTCGTGCGCCAGCTCTGCCTTACCCCCCGCAGGTATACGACCAACAGTCGTTTGAAGAGTTTAACAAAGTACTACGTATCTACTTTAACCAGTTAGATAACGCACTGAGAAACGCTATGGCAGTTCAAGAACCCTACGAGTTGCAAGTATCTAAAGGCCAGATTGCAGGTGCTACTTCGTTCTATAAGTTCGGATTTAACCCTGACATAGATGGCACTGAAGAGACTATATGGGGTACGGGAGGTAATTACCCTTACCTTACATCCGCCTCCACGGTGTATATAAGTAGTTCTAGCACTGCCGATTCTAACGGGGGTACGGGCGCTAATACGGTAACTGTAGAAGGTGTAGATGGTAGTTACAACGCTAAGAGCGTAACTGTGAACATGAACGGCCAGACTCAGGTGCAGGTAGGCGATGCTAGCTCGTGGTTACGTGTTAACAGGATATTCGTAGTTACCTCTGGTAGTGGGGGCACTGCTGCGGGAGACATATACGTAGCTAACAGTGGAGTAAGTTCTGGAGTACCCACAGGCGTTACGTATGCGAGCGTTACACAGGGAGACAACCAGTCGCAGATGGCGGTATATACTGTCCCTGCTGGACACACTTTGTACCTAGATGACGTTAGCTTTACCGCTGCATTGGGCATAGCGTCTAAGAATGTTACAGTTAAATTTGTACTACGTAACTTTGGCACTGACACGTTTAGGACTGGAATTATAGAGACTGTGCAGAGTAACAGCCTGTTAGTCCCTTTTAACTACCCGTTTGCTATACTAGAAAAAACAGATGTTGAGTGCCGTGCATTTTCGGACACTACCAACGTAGAAGTCAGCGCATCCTTCCAAGGCGTGTTAATAGCTAATTAAAGGGCATCTATGAAGACTTACGACAGCAAGAAGAAAAAACTTCCTAGGTACGAAGTACTCATGCGTTTCGCTGAAAACGTAGGTACGGGAGACATCCCTATAAAAGCCGCTATGGTATCCGTAGCGCAAGAATTAGCCATGCCTAACGCTAGTGTTGTGCAATTTGGTAACACAGTATTCGGTGGGCACAGCCGTAAGGGTGGCACTAAGATGATGGGCAGAGTGTTTAACGTGGACACCGCTGAAAACTTTGTCGCTAACATGTTGCAATATGTAGAGTACCTACAAGAAAAAGGTATAACGCATTATGTCGTGCAATTTGATAAATCTTATGGTGAGAAGTTAATGCCCGTACTAAAAGAGCTAAAAGATTTAATTACTCCTGCTGGCGGCAATATCCATGTAGGTATTACCGAAGACGATAAGTACGCGGTGTTCGTGCTAATACCTGAGATGGAGTCTTAGTATGAGTTTTGTAGTAGATGCCATTAAAGACATAGGAAGTTGGATCGACGATGAAATTTGGGAACCCATAAAAGACGTAGGTTCTTGGTTAGACGACGAAATATTTCAGCCTGTTATTAAGACGGTAGAAGATCAGATACAGGCGATCATTGACGACCCTGTAAAAGCCGTACTTAAAGCTGTAGCCGTAGCTACAGGGCAAGCTGCGTGGGCTTTACCTTTAATTGAGGGCGCAGATGCTATAGATGAAGGCGGTAATATTGGCGATGCTTTGAAGGCTGCTGCTGTATCGTATGTGTCTATGCAAGCTGGCGACGTAGCAGGAGAATTTGCAGCGGGAGTTGGGGAGTCAGTAGGTAGCGTAATATCCAATGAAGCTGTAAGTGCGTTTGTAACCGAAGCAGTTACCGCAGGTACTAGAGAAGCTATCGGAGCAGTTATAACGGGACAAGACCCTTTGGACGCATTTTTGTCGGGGGGTGTGAGTGTCGGAGTTGGTAGAGTCCTTGGAGAGATTAATGACCGTACAGGCGGGGCACTAGACAAACTAGAAGAGTTAGGTGAGTTTAGAGAAGACGATCCTAACACTCCTATAGTCTATGACGACGACGGCAAAGTAATATCTGGAGACGAATCCCAGTCCGTAGGTAGTATAGTTAGAGATTTAGTGCAGCAGGGTGTTACTGATCAGCTAGCTACTGGAGAGATTAACGAAAGACGTATGGCGGGCATAATCTCGTCTGCGGTTGTTACCACGAAAGTAGTGTCAGACCTCGTAGGGGACTATGTAGGCGACGATAACGCTCTGTTTAATACCAAGATGCTGACTGTATCCGTACAAAATGCCCTGAATGTCGCTATGACTGAAGGAGACGTGTCAGAAGCATTTATGGTTAGTCTGGCCAGACAGATTGGTTATGCGAGCGTAAAGGCTTTAAACGAGGGTACATTCCAACAAGAGTTTGGAGACGCGTGGGACAGAGTAACGGGTAAGTTTGCAACCTTAAACGATCAAGGGCTATTGGTAGAAGGAGCCGTAGATGCGCATACTGCCGTTGTAGATGAGATAAACGACATTGCCCAACAGATTAAAGAAGGGTCTGAAGAACTGCTTCGCTTAAAAGGTATACCGCAAAAAATCCTACAAGGTTCTGATGGCCCTATGCGTATGTCTAGGATAGAAAGAACTAGGTTAGAACTCGCACAGGATAATGTACTTATCTACGAAGCGAAGTTTCAGGAATTAGTGACTAACGAGCTTGCCCCTAGATTAGAGGTGTTAAACCCTTTATATGACAGCACTGCTGCGGATTACCAAACAGCCGTAGATAATTACACTGAGACTTATGCTACGTTAGAGGAGTCTACTCAAGAACTTAACGGGGCTTTAGCGCCTGCGTTTGCCGGTATTAATCAAGCCACAGTTGAAAACATAAGCCCTGATTTTGACGCTGAGTTCTACGCCGAGCAGAACGGTATAACTAAAGAAGAGGCGTACGACCACTATTTAACCGAAGGATTGTTTAGCAACCTACCTTCTAACCAGACTACTCTTACGGCACAGAACTCTGCGGCGGTAAATGGCGTAATAAATGCTGCCGCAAAAACAATAGGGTTAGATGCCTCTCAGTTAACTGATGCCCAAAGAAAAACTATAAGCGAAAAACTTACTACTATGGCTGGGTCGGGAAGCATATCAGACATACCCGAACAGAACGCTGTACAAGGCTTACTAAGCTCTATTAACAACCCCGATGGTACGGGCGAAGAGTTCTTTAAAGCTACACAAAATAATGACGGTAGCTGGGACTACGAGTATTCTTCTACTTCTAGTACGTTTGGTAAAGCTGAAGGAGTAACCAACGCAGATATACGCGACGGTAAGGCAGAACTAGTAATAGACCCTGACACAGGACAACGCGTTTGGACGAATGTACCTACGGAATCTCACTGGAATGAACATTTAGGAGACATAGTTCAGACAGACTCAGAGACAGGCGAGCAGTTCTATATGGATGCTGATGGCAACCGTATGAACGTAATGGACGTACCTGATGTAGACATAGATGCAGTAAACGCAGCTAACCCTAACGCGGGGATTGGGTCTGGAAACGACACCCTGCAAGATTTAGCAGAAAACGACCCTCAAGCCTTTACTGACGTAGTAAACGATAACAACCTTTCAAACCCAGACACAGGGGCTACCCCCGCACCTGACTGGTTATTACAGGCACTGGCAGACGGAGCTACCTACCTACAAGGTGATGAAGACACCGCGCCTGCTAGCGAAGCTGTTCAGAATGCGTACGCTAACGGTATACGAGCAACCGCAGGGATAATCGAATCGTTTAATGGCTTTGCTACCGCGTTTGGTTCTGACCCTGCGGGTACCGCAGCGGGTAAGTTTGCTGCTGATATGGCTAAGATTGGAGAAGGCGCTAACACCGCAGGATACAAAGAAGCCGTTGGCGGTATGCGGGAGTTCCAAGCGGGGCTAGAGCGTAAAGACGACCCTAATACTCCTATAGTCTACGACGAAAACGGTGAGTATGTATCTGGAGACGAGAGTAAGAAGAGTCTTTGGGAAGGTGCGCAGGGTATATTTAAAACCGCAGCTAACCACCCCGCAGCATTCTTTGGAGAATACGTATCCGTAGAGTTCATGCAGGAAGCAGCGCCGTTATTAGTGGGCGGTCTAGCTACTCTAGCAGGCCGAGCTACGGCAAAAGTCTTAGGTGCTGGACTTACAAAGGAACTATCGCAAGAAGCCGCACAAGCAATAGGTAGAAAAGCAGGTCTTACCGCTGCCGCAGCCACTGATGTAGCAGAAGCATGGGGAGGCACCGCAGGTGGTGCGTACGAGCAAGGCCACGCTACCTTTATGAAGATGGCGGGTAAAGAAGCAGACATATTAGAATTATCTGGCCCTGCTAGAGATGCTTTCTTAGCTGCGCAAGATATAAAAGCACGGGAGTATGCCCTAAATTTAGCTATTAATTCCGGTAACGTAGCAGGAGTCATGGCTATAGGTTCTCTTGCCGTAGGTGGCATGGCACTTGAGAAGTTGTTTATAAACGGAAAGCCTCCTGTAGAGTTTAAAGGGCTGTACAACGAAATATCAAGGCGGTTGTCAGAAGGCGCTACAATAACTGTTAAAGAAGGCGTAACAGAAGCCTTTGAAGAAGGCGCGGCTACCGGATACACGTCAGGAAGGCTATCGCTAATAGACCCTGATATTGATGTAATGGGGGATGTTGGAGCCGCCGCTGCGTTAGGAGGGATAGTAGGAGGTACTATATCTGGAGGCATATACAGCATAGCGTCTACAGGTGACTTTGTATCCGACCTAGTAATAAGTAATAACCCTGATGCGTTAGAGCTTCTAAACAACTCCGAAAACTACAGCCAAGAAGAATTACAGACCAAGCTAAACAATTTCTTGGGCGACCCACAAGTTGCCACCGATGCAATGAACTTCTTGTACGACGAAGTTTACACAAGCACTGCCGAAGCTGTTGATGCACTAGAATCGCTAGGGCTACCTTACACACCTGAAGACGTTACCAATACCACAGGATCAACCCCCGATGCCGACTTAGATGATGAGTTAGCTTCGTACTGGGCAATGGCCTATGGCAATGATAACGACAGTGACGGGGATGGCATACCTAACAACCAAGACCCTAACCCTAGCAGCCCGTATACCGATGCTGAAACGCCCCCCTCTGCTGACCCTGTTGATCCTCAAATAGAAGCAGATAGATTAGCCGCTGAAGCCGAAGCAGATAGGTTAGCCGCTGAAGCACAAGCAGAAGCAGATAGGTTAGCCGCTTTAGCCGCTGAAGCCGCCACACAAGCAGAAGCAGATAGATTAGCCGCTGAAGCAGCCGCAGCCCAAGCCGAAGCAGATAGGTTAGCCGCCGAAGCTGAAGCCGCAGCTCAAGCCGAAGCAGAAAGACTCGCTAAAATAGAAGCAGATAGATTAGCCGCTGAAGAAGAAGCAGATAGATTGGCCGCTGAAGAAGAAGCAGCTCAAATAGAAGCAGATAGGTTAGCTGCGGAGGAAGAGGCAGGAGGTAGGTGGGTAGACTTGGGGCCATACGGCGGTCGTGTATGGATAAGCAACGATGGCACTATTACTTCCGGGCCTCCTTCTGATGTTGATCCTCAAATAGAAATAGATAGGTTAGCTCAAGAAGAAGCAGATAGGTTAGCTCAAGAAGAAGAAGCAGCCGCAGCGCAAGCCGAAGCAGATAAGTTAGCTCAAGAAGAAGCAGATAGGTTAGCTCAAGAAGAAGCAGATAGATTAGCTGCTGAAGAAGAAGCAGATAGATTGGCCGCTGAAGAAGAAGCCACTAGATTGGCTGCTGAAGAAGCCGATAGATTAGCTGCTGAAGAAGAAGCTGCACGGTTGGCTGAAGAAGCTAGATTAGCCCAAGAAGAAGCAGATAGATTAGCTGAAGAAGCTAGATTAGCGGATATAGCTGATAGAGAAGCCGCGCAAGAAGCCGCTAGATTAGCCGCAGCAGAAGCTGCACGGTTGGCGGAAGAATCTGCTGTAGCTAGAGATGCCATAGCAACGGGTGAAAGAGATGCTATTGCTGGTAGGGTAGGTACCCGTGCAGTAGAAGATGACCCTAATACAGAAGAGGATGAATCTGCTGATGCTACAGGTATATACAAAGAGATAGAAGACCTATTAGCTCAAGGTGATAGCATAGAAGAAGCTATTGCTAAAGTCGCAGGTGATTTGGGTGAAACTGAAGAAGCTATACTAACTGCTTTAGGTACTACAGAAGATAACTTACGTGAAGAGTTTGAAACGGGACTCGCGGATGTAACTACTAAACTGGGCGACATGGAAACCGACATCTTGTATAAGATGAAGGAGTACCAAGACCAGAACTTAACTGCGGATGAAGCCCTTTCTAAAGCAATAGACGATGTATCTACCGATCTAGGTAAGACTAAAGAAGAAATACTCACGGAGTTAGGTGAGACTGAAGAAACCCTGATAACTCGTTTTGACGAGGGTATGGCTGATCTTGGATTAGAAATAGATAATGTCGCTAACTTTGTAGGTAAGCCTGCCGGTGACATTACTGCAACAGATGTAGATTTTTACGCGGATTACCTAGCACAACAAGAAGTACTTAGCGAGGCTGATCGGGCTTCTTTTGTTCCCACTGACCAACAATTGCAGTATGATGTTAACAACGATGGTGTAATTGATGCGGCTGACCAAGCCCTTGTGCAGGGAGCCTTTGGTGGCAATGAAGTAGCATTAGGCGGTAAGTTCGCATCCACTGGTTTGTATGCCTACAACGATGCAATAGCCGCACAGCAAAAGCAAGAAGCTGAACAGCAGTTTAAAGAAGAGCAAGAGTTAGAACAACAACGGCAGTTTGAGGTTCAAACTCAGATTGACCAGAACCAAAGACTCAACAAGTTTGATGACGAAATACGTAGGGTAGCGGAGATGCAAGCCGCGCAGCCTACAGTAGCTACTACTAAGAAGATGGGACTAGCGAAAATCGGCCCGCAGTATGGTTTTGATACTATATTCGCTAACCAACAACAAGAGCAGGCTTATGGCACTCCATTTGGAGGGTACGGCCCTAGTTCTAGTCCTCTTGGGCAAAGTCCATTTGGAGTTAGAAAAGCGTCAGGTGGTATAATCAAAGACAGTACAGATAGACTATTAAAGATAATTGGAGAAGACTAATGGGCTGGTATTCAGATACAGTAAACTTTCTTACGGCTGACGGCGGTACGGCAGAAGGGTTTTTTAATAGCGATTTCGTTAGTGGGGCTTTACAAGGTGCCGCAACTAGTGGACTTAACCAATTCTTCCAACCAGACATCCCAAAAGTAGGTTATCAGGGCAAGATTCCTGAACTACAAGCTGTGCGCGAACGAGTACCTATGCAGCAACCTACCGAAGGACAGCCTGCCCGCAGGCCGGGAAGCCAAGGCCGTAGATACTTCTCAGACAATCAGTTTGCTCAACGCCCTGACACGCCAACTCCTACGGTAGAGGAAGCACGGGCAGCGGCCCAAACGCAGGCACGGGAGTTAGGACAGGCCCAGAATCCTCAAGCCCCTCAAGGTCTAGCTATGGGTGGTATTGCCTCTGCACATAACGGTTACTACCTAGGTGGTAAGACTGATGGCATGGCTGACGATGTGCCAGCAAGCATTGATGGTAAGCAAGAAGCCCGTCTTAGTGACGGCGAGTTCGTTATTCCTGCTGACGTAGTAAGTCACCTAGGCAACGGTAACTCTGATGCGGGTGCAGACCAGTTGCACGGTATGATGAACAATGTACGTATGGAACGTACGGGTAATCCAGAACAAGGTAAACAAATAGACCCTAACAAGTTTATGCCTACTATGGCTCAAGGTGGTGGAATAGCCGCGTATAACTACGGTGGTTCTGTCTACCAACGCCAACCTAAAGCTACTAACTTCCAAGCTACAGGTGCTGTATCAGCCGTCCCGACCACCCCTGCCACGACCACCCCTGCCACGACCACCCCTGCCACGACCACCACTGCCACGAATACAGCAGCGGGAGTTGGAGGAGACACTACAACGGGTGTTGATCCTAGTGTAGGAGAATATGCAGGTAAAGAAAGTTCTTTATCTAGCTGGGCTGGCGACTATGTAACTGACATGCTCGGACAAGGTAAAGCACTGGGTAATCAGGCGTATCAAGCCTACCAAGGCCCGCTTAGTGCCGGAGAGTCAGGGCTACAGCAGCAGGCGTTTGCAGGTATTGGTAGTCTACAAGCTCCTACTAATATGGGAGTTAACGCTTTTACCGCAGCAGACGCTCAAGCAGGTATGAACCCATACTTAATGTCTTCGCTTAACCCGCAACTAGAGGAAGCGCGACGTCAGTCAGAGATAGATCGTATTGCTAATGCAGGACGCATGACGCAGGCAGGGGCGTTCGGTGGTTCACGTCAGGCTCTTATGGATATGGAAAATCAACGCAACCTACAGACTAACCTAGCAGATATAACAGGTAAGGGCTACGCCTCTGCATATGACAGGGCGAGAGAGCAGTTTAACTTAGATCGAGACAAGAGTAATCAGTACGGGTTTGACGTACTCGCTAGGCAAGAAGGTGCAGGCGCTACTCAGCGAGGCATCGAAAGCGAAGGTATGGCCGCAGATTACGCACAGTTTAAAGAAGAACGTGACTTCCCTTACAAGCAAGTACAGTATATGCAGTCACTACTGCAAGGGTTGCCACTAGAAGCACAATCAGTTTCTTACAACGCCCCTAGTACCGCAGCACAGTACGCAGGTACAGCAGAGACCATAGAAGATATATACAACAAGTATTTAGGCGGAGGTTCTCAGGGTACTGGTGAATGGCAGTTTGGAGGCGCGACCGCAGCGGAAGTAGAGGCTGAATATGCGGCTGACCCTAGTATTACTCCGGCGGCAATAGCGGCAAAATACTCGCAATAGAATTTAAAGTTTTAGGAGATACCCATGTTACAAGCAGGCGGCATAGATAAGTTAGTAGAGCAAAAAGCAGATGCGTATAGAGGTAACCCTCAAGCATTACAAAAAAGATACTCTCAGAATCAAGAGTTGATGGATTTGCTCGCCATGCAGAAGCTGAAAACTGAAAAAGAAGCCGCTTCTAGGGAAATGGCGCTAAAAGCTGAACAGACTCCAAGCACTATAGCAGAGCAATACGAGCAGCAGTTAGTGGGTATGAACAAGGACGAAATGGCTGGGCAAGTAGCTGGTGTTCTTGGGCAGAAGCAAAAGCAAGCTCAACAGAAGCAACAAGCTATGGGTATGCCTCCTCAGAAACCCCAAGGCCAACGGCCTCCTATGCCTCAAGGCGCTCCTCAAGGTATCGCTAGTCAGCCTCGTCCTAACATGCAAAAAATGGCTCAAGGCGGAATTATTGGGTATGACGCTGGCGGCGGAGTAGAAGCTAAAGGTAGTAGGCTAGAGCAAGCATTAAAAGCGATAGGTATATCCTATAAAGACTACAGGGCTATGCGTCCAGAGCAAAGAAAAGAACTTGACGCTAAGATACAACAAGAATACGTAAAGCAACGTGAAGAGTTTACTGCCGCAGGCGTACCCGAGATGCCTATTGTTAAGACTGTACGAGAGGCGCAAGACCCCAAAATACGAGCTGAAAAGAGTGAAGCTATCCGTAAGCGTTTGAATCCTACGGAAGAAGATAAAGCCCAAAAAGTCCAAGATGCAGAAAGTGCTAAAAGTTCTGCCGCTGCTGCGGCTCAAAAAATAAAAGGTATAGCGGGGATTAAGCCTTCCGCAGTAGAGCAGATAGCTAAGACTAATGCTCCTGACCCCTCCACTACGGGTATTGGTGCTCCCCTTGTTGGGGCTGGCACTGTGCTCGCCGCACCTGCGGGACAACCACCTGCGGGACAACCACCTGCGGGTTTCGGTGCTTCTTCTGATATGAGTATAGACCAACAACTACAGTCCGTGCTTAACACTCCTGCACCTGACACTAGCGCCATAAGCAAAAAACAACTCAGTACAGCACTGGGTGATAGCTTTATGGGTAAGGTAGAAGACCGTATAGACGTAAACCCTGAAGTTAAAAGTGAGGCTACACTAGCTAGGCTGGCCTCTGATGACGTAGAAAAAGGCGGTTACGGCGTCAAGAAATACGAAGAAGGTTTGGGTGAGTACTTGACGCGAAAAAAAGAATTGGACAAGGCACAGTTAGACCCTGAAGCAGTGGCTAGGGAACGCACTAATGCGGGCATAAGAGGGCTTATTTCAGGTGGTACTGGCCGTGGGGCTAGCATCGCTAGAGGTAAGTTTGATGATAATGTATCAAAAAGACAACGCGCCGTTATTACCGAGCAGAGAGATATGTTCGTTAAGAACAAAGAAGCTACGTCCGCCGTACTAGACACAATAAACAAGGGAGCAGCGGATACCTTGAAGTTGTACACAGAGGATGTCGCTGCTGGTATGGACTTGATGGCGAATGTTACTAAAGGCGATTTGGAGATGTATCAAAAAGAAGCCGATAGAATGTATAACCAAAATCAGAACGGTATTAAGAATAAAATTGACGCTCTGAAAGTAAGTTCGCAGGCTAACCTACAAAAACTGATACAAGAACAAGCTAGTATAGAGCAAGTTTCCAGTTCTTTAACGAAGCTAATACAGCAGAATACCACCCTAAGAGAAGAACATTTTAAAGCTCTTCAGCCTGATATGATGCGGTTAAATAAGATAGTATACGACAAAGACTCCACCCCTGAACAAGTCAAACTAGCGAAAGCGCAGCAAAAGGATATGGAAGGTGTTTTCCAAGTGATAGAGGATAAAACTAAAGTCGATGATATTATTACTATACACGAAGAAATTATAAAGATGCTTAGAGATCAAGGTAGCTACTCTAATACTAAGATTACGCAACTACAAACTATGGTGCAACAAAAACTAGGAACTTCTCAAGGGACTTCTCAAGGGACTTCTCAAGTGGCTTCTCAAAGTGCTTCTCAAAGCGGCACCGCGCTACAAAGAGCAAATGCACTAGCGCCTCCTCCTAAACCATAAGGATTTAGTTGTATGTCTTATATAGATGACCTGTCAAAAGGTATTGATAAAGCGTATGCGGAAAGAGACTACGAAGTTGTAGAGATTCTTACCGAGAGACTACGGCAAGAAGTAGGAAAAGGAGGAGGTGGCGCAGGGTTCTTTGAGAACGTAGGTAAAGGTCTAGCCTCCGGTGCTATTGGCATGTACGAGTCCGCTGCTTTAGGTGGCGCTGCCCTACTCGAAGAGGAAGAAGAACTTAAAGCCCGCGACAAAATTCAATCTGTAGCCTCATCCTTCCGTCCCGAAGGTGGAGACAAAGAATCACTAACCTATAAGCTAGCCTCTGGCATTGGTTCTATTGGTGCCTTACTGCCTACCGCATTACTTGGCCCTGCCGCCTTACCCGCTGCCGCTGCTATTGCCGGTGGTGCTGGTGCTGGTGAAGCAAGCGAACGCGCACGCGATTTTGGTGCTACCGAAGAAGAAAGAAGTTCTGTTACGTTCCGTGGTACAGCTATTGGTCTGCTAGAACTATCTCCCCTAGGTAGAATCGCCAAAGGACTTCAAATTCCCGGCGTAGCTAAAGTACTAGAAAAAGTTGACGCTAATGACTTAAAGGGTATTAAAAACCGCATTCGTAGTGTAGCAACTACGGGCGTAGCTGAAGGCGCACAGGAAGCCGCTGCCGCAATATTACAGAATCTTAACGCCCGTGGGTATGACGCTGAAGCAGAATTAATCGACGCAGGTGTACTTGACGAAGCTACCATAGGCGGCGGTGCAGGTGCCATTATACAAGCCCTTGCAGACGTTATTGCGGGGCGTAGAGGCGGTAAGTCTGTAGGTACCGACGGCGCAATAGAGGGAGATGACAAGTCTGATGAACAAGCTGTAGAAGAAGTATTTGGCCTACCTGCTTTACCTGAAACCGTTAACATACCCATGCCTGATGGCTCCCTACGTGAAAACGTGCCAATAGATGACCCTGAAGCGCGGGTATACTTACGCGCACAAGAGTTGCAAGGCGACGCCGAATCACGCAGGACTACAGAACGTGATGCTATCCTTGAAGCGCAGGACAGAGAACAAGGGCTTGCCTCGCTAGTTAAAGATGATGCGGCGGAACAAGCACGTAGACAAACTGGTGACTTATTCCCACTAGAAAAAGCAACGGCAGAAAAAGAAGCTGCGAGAGTAGCCGCACGCGCACCCGAGGGTATGAGTGACGCTGAAATGGCTGATGCTATGGCCGAACAAGACGCTGAGACCGAGAGAGCAAGGCGTCTGGAAGATGATGACCAGATAAAAGAACAACCCGACATGATAGACCGTGCGGAAGACGAGCAGATACGAGACATAGAAGAGACGGCTGATATTGAAGCCTTGCTCGCAGAAGACGAAGCTCAAGCGGCTAGAGACGCAGAAGAAAAACGCGCTATAGAGCAGGAATACGCTGTTCTGTTTGAAGGCACCCTAGATGTTGCCGAGGCAGAGGCTAGAGATGCCGCTATTGCAACCGAAAACAGAACAGCACTGGCACAGTTAGAAGCACAAGTTAAGGAGCGTGGGCCTAAAGAAACTCAACAGCAGCAGCCCCTAGGCGGTATGCAAACGAAGTCTTCCGCTAAGAAACAAGGCGTGAGGCGCAATGCTACCGAAACTGCGGAGGCGTACGCAGCAGAAAAGAACATCCCTTTAGACACGATAACTCCCGCTGAGGGTAAACAAATTACTCTGACTGACGTTAGGATAGCAGAACGCCAGAAAGTTGCGGGTATGCCTACTAAGAAGACCGCCGACTTGGAGTCGCAGGCCGGTGCCGTACAGCCGTTGCCGAAAGAAGTTACCCAGCAGCTAAAAGGATTAGGTATTACAATACCTACTATAACGCCTAAAGCTGCACCAAAAACACCCCCCGCGAAAACTGCCCCGAAAGCAGAAGCAAAAACAGAAGCGCCTGCTGATACCAGTACACAAGAAGCCCCTACCGACATAGGGGGTGATATTGAGTTCCCTACTGCCGTACCTCGTGGCACAGAGTTTACTAATCCTGATGATGTAACAGCGTTAACCGACCTAGTTACTAAGCCTATACCCCGAGATCAGAAGGGTATGGAGCAAACCGCTCAGACTTACATTAAGAGGTTTAAGCGCCCTGCCGATGCGTTTGAGGCTATAGCTTTTGAAATCGCAGAGAACACGCCTAAGTTCCGTGAACAGAAAGGTACTCCTACATCCGAGAAAGCTAAGTTTGCAGGTACTGGTGGAGCTAACACTAAAACTACATTGCAGTGGATAGAGAAGAATCTAAGCTCCGATGCTAAGGCAGAGATAGATCGCCGCATAGTCGAGCAACAGAAGAAGTCAACCGATGTAGAAAAAGATACGAAAGCTAGGGCTACTCAAGAACGAGACGACACTAAGGTAAAGCAACGCGAAACTAAGATAGCACAGGATGTAGACACCGCTACTGGTGGTCAGGCTACGGTAGTTGGTACATCTACCCCTTCCAAGGCTACTCCAAAAGTCGAGCCTAGCCCTACTGCCCGTGCAGACAGAGCTACCAAGAAAAAAGCATCAGGAGCGACTAAGAAAGAAGATGTAGTTAGCCAAGCAATAGAGAACATACAAGGCAGTAGGGGTAAGAATGCAACCGCACCTCTTACTGAAGATATGTCTCCTGATCAATTACGTGCAAGGATAGCGGTTGATACTGCTAAGTTCGTTGCCGGTGGTGGTAAGATCGACGTGCTTAACTTGGAGCTAGACCCCAAGGTTGCGCTGGAACTGAGTGAGGCTCTACCTAAAGACGTTAAGGCGCTACTGAAGAAAGGGGACTTAAAAGCCGCATTACAGTCCCTTGCAAAAAGCACTAAGAGTAAGCGCGTCAAGCAGATAGCTAGAGCGTTGTCTGAGAACACTGGCACCACCAAAATAGAATTGGCTAATGAAGCTAGTCTAAAAGACAAAGGGTACGAAATCGGAGATGAGGGTAACGTAGCAGGTTTGTTCGATCCTAGGATCAACACTGTAATACTTAACTCTAACATGCCTCTGACCATACATGCGCTACTGCATGAGACTACGCACGCTACTACGCTTAATCAATTAAAGAACAAATCTCACCCAGCAACTAAGCAGTTGGAGAAGTTGTATAAAGACGTTAAGCCGTATTTAGATACAGCGTACGGTGCAGAGAACCTTAACGAGTTCATAGCTGAAGCGTTTAGTAACCCTGTGTTCCAGCGTAAGCTAGCCTCTATCAACCCTAAAGGCGAGGATATAAGTGCCTTGGAGCGGTTCTATCGTGCAGTCACTAACTATGTACGAAGACTTATCGGCATGGACACTAAGCCTGTAGGCTCTGCGCTAGACGAAGCTGATGCGGCTATTATAGCGATGCTGTCTCCCAACATGGCTACAAGCAATGATCCTGTTATGAACATGGTGTCTACTCAAGACGGAGTAAGAAAAGTACTTAACGACATGACAGACATACAGAAGCGTTTGTCCGAAGGCCCAAAGAAATCTTTCCTTGAAGGTGCTACAGACTTTTTAAACGGCACTGCGGATAGGACAGCTAAAGACTTCTTACTGAGACTAACTGGTTCGCAAGCATTAGGCGACGTAGCAAGAAACAATGGTTTCGGGCAGTTAGGGTTAAACCTAGACAAGCTATTTGGAGATCAACGAGGCAACATACAAAAATCTGACGAGAAGATAAATAAAGTATTAGAGGCTTATGATGCGTGGGCTAAGAAGAACTTAGAACAGAAGCAGTTGCTAGATAACATTATATATAGCCAAGAGCATGGCGCTACTATTTATCAGGTAGACCCTACTCTTACCCGCGCAGAAGCTAAAAAGAGATACGGTAACCAGACTGCTCAAGACGACAGGAACCTATTTGAAGTATGGGAAGCTAATCAAGATCAATGGAAGAAATTAAATGATGGCGGTAGAAAGCAGTTTACCGAGTTACGTAATACCTATAAACGTATGCACGAAGACCTCGTGGCTGTTATCAATCGTGAGATTGACGAGATAGGTGACGGCAAAGACAACGCTTCTAAAATAAAACTAAAGAAGCAGATGAACGAGCGTCTGATCTCATCTAACACTATGGAAGTATATTTTCCGTTGGTTCGTCAGGGTAACTACAAGTTGTCGTATGCAACTAAGATTAAAAACGACGATGGTACTTTTAGAGAAGAATCAGTATTCCTTATGTTTGAGACTGAGGGAGCACGGGACAGTGCGGCTAAGGAAGTAAAGAACGATGCCCTTACCGTTGCTGACACAGTAGAATCTTACGAGGGTGATACCAAAGCATCTAGCTACAGAAGTCCTCCCGCCGGTTCTTTCGTTGCTGACGTGTTAGATGTTATCGCTGCTAGCGTACCCAAAGATAAGCGAGGGGAAGTACAGGAGCAAGTAATGCGACTGTTTATTGAGACACTACCCGAAACTTCTTTTGCTAAGTCTCTACAACGACGTAAGAACACGTTAGGTTACATACAAGACGCTCGCTTAGGTATGCAGACTAAAGGCTTTGATCTAGGTGCCCAGATAGAGAAGATGCGTTATGGCGGTGAGATACGTGCAGTTGAGAAGGCTATAGACCTGAAGCATGGAGAAGGCGCTCCCGAGGGTGTTAACAAAAATACGTTTAATCTGGTTAAAAGAGAGCTAGACAGGCGTGCTAAGTTTGCCCGTGAAGGAGCCACTAACAAAGGCCCAGAGCAGTACTACCAACGTGCTAACCAGACAGCCTTTATATACACCATTGGTTTTAACGCCTCGTCCGCACTTGTTAACTTGTCTCAAATACCCCTAGTGGTGCTGCCGTACCTTACAAGTAAATTTAATGCTAAAGATGCTTCTGTAGCCTTGGGTAGAGCAGGTAAGTTTGTAACTTCCTCTAAAATATCTATCGACGAATACTACGACATCAAAGAAGTTAGCACGACAGATGCGGATGGCGTGGTAAGTCGAAAGGACGTATACACTCTTAAAGCAGGCCAAGAAAAGAAAATACGGGATACCTCTGCTACTAAAGCGGAAGCTGACGCGAAGATAAAATACTTCAACCGCATGATACCTTTGGTACAAAGGGCTAAGAACGGGGGTCAGATACATCACTCTACAATAGCTGATCAGTTAGGCGTAAACGATGCGGGACGACAAAAGAATAAGAACCCTGCGCTTAGATTCCTAGATGGTACGTCTGCTTTGTCCGCTGTAATGTTCAACGCAGCAGAAAGATTTAACCGTCAAGTTACCCTAACGATGTCTTACGACCTTACTCTAAACAAGCTAGATGCTATGCACGAAGCTAAGGGTGATAAGAGGTTCTACAGTGCAGTGCAGGCCAAGTTCATAGACGTACCTAGTAGTTCTGAAGCGCGTATGGAATTAGCAGTAGCTGAAGCCGTGTACTTTGCACAGGAAACAAACGGTGGTTCTGTACTAGAAACTGCGGCAGGTTACTCACAGCAGGGTATCGGTCGTGTGGCGCTGATGTATAAGAGTTATGGCCTACAGATGTACTACACCATGATTAAGTCTGCCATACTAGCGGGAGACAATATGTTCGCTAAAGATGCTGAAGGAAAGGAACTACGTAACATGGCGCTTAAACAGGCTATGGGGGTTCACTTATCCGCGTTGTTCTTTGCTGGGGTGCAGGGGCTTCCGCTATACGGTATGGTCAGCATGATATGGAACATGTTCTTAGATAACGAGGAGGACGATGCTCGCACCATAACACGTAAGTACCTAGGTGAAGGTTGGTACAAAGGGGGGTTAACTGCACTCACGGGTACAGATGTAGCCTCGCGTGTTAGCCTAAGTAACTTGTTGTTGCAGGAAAACAGGTTTAACAAAGACCCCTCTCTTGAAGAAAGCCTAGGATTCTACTTGGGTGGCCCCGCATTGAGTACAGGCACTAGACTCAAACGTGCCTATGATGACTTCAACTCAAGCGAGTACGGTAGCTTTGAGCGTGGTATGGAAAGCCTTATGCCCGCCGGTATTACTAATGCTTACCGTAGCACAGTTGGACGTTACGCAAGAGAAGGTGGTATACGGTCTAGGAGAAAAGACCCTATATATGATGACATGACTGTCGGTGATTTCGCGGCTCAGGCTCTAGGATTCCC